TTACAAGAAGAAATTGAAAAACTAAAACAACAAGTTATTGACTTGAGGATTGCAGTACAATGAGGTGGCTACTATTACTAACATTGGCTTTTAGTCAACAAAAGGTAACAGACTCTAATTTTTACGGAGCTATTTACAAAGGGATGCACTTAGTAAGATTTACTGCTGAGTGGTCAAACGATAACAAACAAAACTTTTATCAAGGTAAGTTTATCGTAACTGGTGATAGTGCTTACTTAGGAACGCAGATGATGATCTTGCCTGCAAAAAACGTAAGTGAGACTGTTAGAAAACTAAGATTAAGAAATTTTCCAAGTGTAGTTTTATTTAAGAATGGCAAAAAAGTAAAAGCTTGGAAAGCAGATTTTGATGGTAAACTTGAATTAACCACAGACGATGTTAAAAAATCTATTGATTGGCATTCAAGAGGAAATGATTAAAAAAGATAAAGTAGAAAACTTTTTAAACACATTACTTAACCTTACTGGCATCGTTGGTATTGTTTATGTGTTTATGATCGTGTCGTCTTGCGATGACAATACTTATATAGCTGGATATAATAAAGATTTTGAAGAGATTAATCAGCAAATATTTGAAGTTGACTCACTATTAATGAGAATAGAAATGGAATTGGATTCGTTGTATGAAAGCAATTAGCGAAGATGCTCAAGTACATATCTCCGTTGCTTTCTTAATTAAAGCCATGTTAGCGGTAGGTGTAGTTACAGGATCTTGGTATCAAGCTCAAATGAAGTTTCAAGAAATATCTATAAGGCTTAATGATATTGAAGATAGAGTTACAGTATTAGCTACTGATGTTCAAGGAATGAAACAAGAACATCTTAATGAATTAGAAGAAGAAGTTAAAGAGCAACGAAGCTTATTACAAAAAATGGGATTGAAGAAACCATAATGGCAATCACTTATAGAGGACAAAAATTTAGAGGCTATAATAAGCCAAAGAGAACACCAGGACACAAAACAAAGAGTCATGCGGTACTAGCTAAAGTAGGGAAAAAGGTAAAATTAATAAGATTTGGTCAACAAGGCGTTAAAGGCGCTGGTAGTAATCCAAAGACAGCTAGAGGAAAGGCCAGAAGAAGGTCTTTCTTGGCAAGACACAGGGCGAATATCAGAAGAGGAAAATTCTCTGCTGCATATTGGTCAGCAAAAGTAAAATGGTAAAAAGGAGTTCAAATGTCAAAAAAAGAAAAACAAAACGAACCGACTCTTGTTCTTGATGATAAAGAATACAAGATCAACGACCTAGGTGATGACGAAAAGCTAATTGTAGCACACATCAATGATCTAAATCGTAAGGTAGATAGCGCACGCTTTAACCTTCAGCAGATCGAGGTAGGTCGTCAGGCTTTTGTTAATAGCTTAAAGGCTAAACTGGAAGAACCAGCAGTCGAGGCATAAATCGTTTTAGGGGGAATATGGAAAAACTACTGATACAAGAGTGGGGTATTGTTGGTTGTCTTTTGGCCTTATTTTTTGGTCAAATCATGTTCCTCCAAAAAACGCTAATGAAAAAATTAAATGAGACAGATGAAAAGGTCATAGCGCTCATTAATAGATGGAATCGCTCGGATGAATCTCGTGACAGAAGGCACGAGGATATTATAAAAGAGATCAATGATATTTCAGATGATCTTAATTTTTTAAAAGGTAAAAGCGAAAAATGAAAAGAGCTGAAGTAGATAGTTATCGTGATGAAGTATTAGAGCGTATGACACGCCTAGAAGAGAAGCATCAAGCACACTTCGAGGTGACAAAAGAGATCAGAGTTGATGTAAAGGCTCAGAATGGTCGAGTACGTTCTTTAGAGAACAAACAACAATGGTTTACTGGCATACTGGCAGCAATCACTTTTGTTTTTAGTAGTCTAATCGCATGGATTAAAGGAGCTAGTTAATATGGAAGAATTTGTAAAAGTTTTAGTAGAAAATTGGGAATATGCAATAATTGCTATTCTTGCAATCGATAAAGCAGTTGCCCTATCACCCTCTACTTGGGATGATCTTTTATGGACAAGTGTTAAAAAAAGTATTTATAAAATAGCAGGAAAATGATATGTTAAAAAAGTTAGTAAGAAGTCTTGTACGCAAACATGGTATGAAAGGTCTTTTAATAAAGATCGGTGACTGGGCGGTATCAGCTAGTAAGAATGAAAAAGATGATGAAGCCTGGGAATTAGTCGTAAAGCCTTTTATTGAAGAAAACTTCTAAATGGTAAGCATTAAGCAAATGCGCTCACTTATTGAACGTACTTGCAACGTAATGGGTGAAAAATATGCCTCTAAAAGTGCGGTAGATATGGTACTGGCCACAGGCATTATTGAATCACGCTACGAGTATATTACGCAAATGAATGATGGCCCAGCGAAATCTTTCTTTCAAGTAGAACCAGCAACCGCAGTAGATAATCTTGCCCACTATCTAAAGCATCGACCAGAATTAATGCAGAAGTGTGCTGAAGCAAGTGTAGTAGATCTAAAGTATTGGCAAACTTATGATGAAAAGCTATGGGCGGATATACTTGAAAAGAATATTGCTGCTGGCATAGTGCATTGTCGTATTAAATACTGGAGAATACCTAAACGTATGCCAACAAGTGTAGAGGGAATGTCGCATTATTGGAAAGATTATTATAATGCTGGTGGAAAAGGAAATTCAGAAGAATTTGTTGAGCAAGTAACTAAATGGCTACGATAAGTAGTCGAAAAGGGTTTAAGTAATGACATTATCCGAACAGATGCAGGCTATGATGGATGAGATGAGAGCAATAAAATTATTAACAAAAAGTATTGCTAGAGATATGGATAATGATATATCCATCAATGGTGTAAAGAAGATTGCAAACCTAATGACGATGATCGAGGGTTTACATATTCCAGATATAGTCTGTTCATTTGAAGAGGTTAATAGCATGGAATATTTTGATGACACACAAAGTGGAATGGCATAATGGCAACATATTTAGAAGCATTTTGTAATATTACAACTGACCTAATGGGCGTAGAGCCTAATATCGACAACTATGATCGCAAGCGTTTAATTCAGAACTTTCAAAGTCACGCATCGAATGTTTATGTGGCTTTTAACAGCGGTTATGTATCGCAAAGTTATATTGATGGTAAAGAGATGAATATGCAAACTTCATTGGGAGCTGTAGATTCTTCAGATGATGCGTATTTTGATTCTGCTGCTGATGCTTTATATGTTTATAGTTCTGTAGACCCAGATAATTTAGTCTATGAAGCAGCAGAGGACTGGGCCACCATTAAACAGCGAGTGGTCAATGAGCAAGCAGACCGCATTCGCTCTTATATCAATCGACCAATATTTAAACGTACAAAGGCAGAAGATCAAGGTGCATCTAGTCGTGACTATGATTTTGTACTGATCAATGCCAATGCAGGGTTAGCCTGTGCAGATTTAATGCGAGCAGTAGACCCAGAACGGTCTAAAGACATCGAAGAGCGCTATATCTCACCTGATGGTGATGGAATGTTAGACTTATTAAAAAGAGGCGATTATGCGCTTTGGCACGAAGCAACCTATGAGAAGAATGAAGGAATGCTTAGACCGATAAGTTTGAACGCCAATACTACAGGCGGTATCCTGGATACTAAAATGACAGCTTTACCTTCTGTAGATTACGATGATGTGCGTGTAAAAATTACTGCTGGGGGTACATTTACTTCTGGTACAGCGAATACATCCGTAAAATATTCAGTATTTGTTAAGAATGATACTGGACTTGCCATAGATGAGGTTGTGCAATCTGAAGAGATCAATGGCGATTATCAAGGGTTGGCTTACGGAATGTATATAAGATTTGGAGAGGGTGTCTATACTACTAATGACCAATGGGGTATTATTGTAGTAGGACAACCAGAGGAGTATGGGTCAGTTAAATCAGAGCAAGTAAGTAGGAGATAGGAATGCCAAAAGGTAAAGGTTACGGTTACGCAACCACAAAGAAAAAGAAGAAAAAGAAGAAAGTTCGTGTTATAAAACGTAAGTAATGTTTTATGGCAACACAGTACACTTCAGTCCTTCGAGCCAATGTTATTGAACCACTAGAGTCCTTAATTAAGGGCGAGTTCAATAAACTTCCAGTATATTACGATAAAGATTTTCAAAACAGAGGAAACTTCTTCCTAAGATTTATCCCTGTGCAAGATCAATTAGACCAACCCACCACCGAAGATCAAATTAGAGTCTATGGTATATTACTGCGATTGTATCGAAGGACACCTGGTGTATTTAGCAGACGTAATAATCTTGAGCAATTAATGAACTATGCAGATAGAGTAAAGCGTTTGATCGGTAATAATTCAAACTACAGTCCTTCATCAAGCTATAAATGGAATGATGCAGTAATAAGTTTTGTGAATTATGAGCCAGAATTAGAAGATGAAGAGATGGATTATCAAGTAGCAGACATCATGTTTAATTGTAATGTGCTAGTATGATCACTTATAATAAAACTTATAATGAAAATGTATTAGATAACTTGAGGTTATTGGTAGCTCAAGAATTTAGAAATGTACCTATTCGTTATGATAAGGTCTATCGTGGTAACTCATTTTTCCAACTTACACCTCAAAGAGATGAAATTGTAGAATTGCGCTCAGATGGAGCGATTAGAGAATACTCGATACTTTTAACCTATAATGAAAAAGAACGTGGTAGGTACACCAAAAAACGCAGTTTAGATACACGCATTGACACTATAGAGCGACTGAAAGAAGTATTGAGAACAAATGTGGCAAGTATTGATGAGTTTTCTAATTTTATCACTTCTGCTGGTAGGAATTTCATTACGAGTGATGGTGATGAATTAAGATTGATCAGAAGACCAATATTAATTACAAGCTTAGATCGGTTTGTTATTGATGCAAATGGACTAGCGTTTACAGTGTTTCCAGCAGCCAATTCTTACAGTTGGCACAACGCAAGATTGGATTCTGTAAACTATGATTTAGAAAGTGAACACCCTTCTTATTTAACTGCGACTTTAGAGTTTAAATGTTTAGTGGAAGAGGTCTATGCGTAAACGATTAAGGTATTAATGATGGCAAAATATAAAGCAATAAAACCAATAGATCAGTTTGGAAGCTATAAAGGTTTAAAAACCGAGGATTGGAACGCACTTAATAATGGTAAATCTGTAGAACTTGATGAAGTCCCAGAAGCAGCCAAAGATTTTTTAGAAAAAGCAACATATAGTAAGAAGGAGTCTAAGTAATGGCTTTAGACGGACAAGCATTTAGCCCAAAACAATTTCAATTAGCAATACAGGGTGAGGCTGTAATAGGTACAGCAGATATAGATGGCCCAATGAATCTAGTTAATATAGATAGTATTGAAATGCCTAATCTTAACCTAACGCAAGTGTTTGATGTGCGGAGTGGATCAAGTGGTAGGGTTGCAGATGCGGACGATGTGCTTATAGATGAAAAAGGTGTTGTAAAGGAAATTACTTTTTCTGGAGTATTTGATCAAACAGTTGCTCCAATATTACTTGGTAACGTATTAGGTGGTGCGACTGTAGCTAGCGATTTAATAACTGTACCTTATAATTACACACCAGATGAATTGCAAACTGGCGCAAGTGGAGACGCTACTAAAACATTAACATTCGCTGTAGTAAACCCAAAAACAAATGATGGGTCAAGCGATGAAAATAGATCTATGATTTTTCCAGGCTGTACGATTACTAGCCTCTCCATTACTGGTGATATGTCAAATGAGTCTGGCAGATTAAAATTTACAGCAACAGCTAGGACTGGATATATATCTAATTTTGATGAAGCAGATCCAAGTGTAGCTAATGCTTTTACAGCTTACGGATCAAGCTACTATTCACTTGCTACAATGAGCGCAGGCGTAAAAAGAACTATAGCTGGCGCTGAAAATTCTGTTATACAAAGTTTTAGTTTGAATATAGAAAATCCAGCAGAATTTGTAGGACAAAGCACAAATGGTAACCCAGATGCTATTGTCAGAGCTGTTCCAGAACTTTCAGTAACCTTAGATGCAACCGTTAAATATGATAGCAATACAGCAGATTATTTTGAAGCACATAAGGCTAATTCTCATTTAGTATCAAATGTAGCAGATAACGCTACGATAGCTAATGCTAGTAGTTTTGGCTTTATTGGAAGTTATGGAAGAATAACAAGTGTTGCTTATAACGAAGCAAACGCTATGATGCTTGATGTATCGACTAAGTTCTTTGCATCATCAACTAATCCTCTTATTGCTATTACAACTTAATAAAGAATTATGATAAAAACCCCACATGGTGAATTTGAAATTCGCCCTATCACCTTTGGTGAACGTAGAGAATTACATCGATTGGAAATGAAAGTGTTTTGGGATGATGAAATAGAACGAGATGCTTACTTTGATCTTCTAAACTGGTGTATGACTAAAGCCTTCCAAGATCCAGAAGAAACCCTAAAAGACCTAGACGATGCACAGATAGATGAAGTGCTTAATGAAGTCTATTTAGAATATAAAGGTCTTACTAAAAAAAAGACCAAATCAAAGTCAGGGTAGCTACCTGGTGTAACTTCTTCGGCTGGGGAAACAGTCTTTACCCAGTCAAATTCGAGTCTTACGAAGCACAAAGTCCAACTTTATCTAAAGTAATTACCTTTACTGAAGATGAGATATGGGATGAGTGTCAGCGTATTATTGAAGAAGATAAACACAATAAATTCTCTTTAGGTCAAAACTTATATTATAATCTCAATTTCTTTTGTAACCCTAAGTTCTTTATGGATAGGGAGATAGAAGGATATATAGACGATTACTTTGTATCCACTAAATTTAATTTACCTCTCGCAAAAACCTTACATGAAGCCGATGCTAAGACCATTGACATCTTTCGTCTTATTAGTGAGGAGATTAGTGCTTGCGAGAAACGATCAAGGGAAATGAATAATGGCAAATAAATTTGTAATTGAAGTCAGAGCTAAAGGGTTTACGAACCTAGAGACTCAACTTAAAAAAGCTGATGCAGCGACTAAAGGGTATACAAAATCCACTAAACAATTAAGAGGTGCAACTTCTGGATTAAGAAGAAATATTGGGGCATTAAGGAATAATATACTTCTATTTACATTTGCTCTAGGCGCAGCAGCTAAGATGACTAGTACTTTTGTTCGTAATGCTTCAAAATTTGAACAAGTTAGAACACGATTAGTAGGTTTAACTGGATCGGTAGTAAAAGCAAATCAAGCTTTTGACACTTTTAATGCAGTAGCAGCAACTACACCTTTTAGCTTAGAAGATGTAGTAAATGCTGGTGCGCAGTTAAAAGCATTTGGATCAGATGCGGAAGCATTAATTAAGCCAGTTACAGACCTTGCAGCATTTATGGGTACAACTGCTACAGAAGCTGCTAATTCTTTTGGCCGAGCTTTTGCTGGTGGCGCTGGCGCTGCTGATATTTTGCGAGAGCGTGGTATATTAAATATAATAAAATCTTCTCAAGGTTTAACTGACTTATCTACTACTACTTTACCAGAATTTAGAAAGGCTTTAATAAGTTCATTACAAGATCCAGCAGTCGGAATTGCTGGTAGTACCGATCGGATGTCAAGAACATTTGAAGGTGCGATGTCTAATATGAAAGACAGCTTAACTAGACTATCTGCTGAAGTAGGCGCTGTAATGCTACCAGCTTTAAAAGGATTTTCACGCCAACTTAAAGAATTATCAGACGATGCAATTACTTTTTTCCAGCAATTTACTGGAACTGAAGCTCAAAAAATGCTTGCGCATTTAAAGCAAATTGGAGTTGACTCAAAAGCTCTATCAGCTTTAGAGGCTATAGTTTTTACAGAAAAAACAGAAGAAAATATTGATAACATAAATCAAGCTATGGTAAGGTTATTACAAGGGAATAAGGGTTTAACTAAACAATTTAAAGATTTTGGTGGAGAGGTTAAGACAATTCAAGAATTCCTTTTTGGAAAGCCTATTGGAGAGCCAAGAATTGATGATGTTAGTATAAGCGTTGAAAATGCAGCATTGTTATTAGATGTGCTAAAGCAAGAAATGAATGCAGTTCAAGCTGGAGCTTTAGGTATGGCAAACTCTATAGGCACTAACAATCAAGCAACTTCAGAAGCATCTAAAGAAGCCGCAGAACACTTCCTTGCTTTAGCTTCTCTAGTTGCCATGCTTACTGAGCAAGATAATTTATATAAAAGACTTACCGAGACTATAGCTGAATTAAGCGCCACCGCACCACTTGTGCAAATAGACCCACCTGACCCAGCAAGGATTCTAGCTTCAGCAAGAGCTTTTAAACAATTTAGTGATAATATCGCTAAAGCTACTTTAGAAGGTCAGAATTTTGGAGATGCTGTAGTGAATGCGTTAGAATCTATTGGAATTGAATTAGCAGCTCAAGCAATTTCATTTTCGTTATTAAGTATTTTTGCTAAAGGCCCACTGTCAGCCTCTAAAGCTGGATTTGGATTGCTAGATACAGTATTTACTAGCATATTTGGCAAAGCTCACACTGGTGGAGCAATTACAAATAAAGGCGTACAAGCTTTTGCTGGGGGTGGTATGGTTCAAGGTAGAGATAATGTACCTATACTAGCTCAAGCAGGCGAGTTTGTTATGCGCAGAGAGGCGGTGCAAAGTATTGGCTTAGACCAACTACATCAAATGAATCAATCAGGTCAGAGTAATAATATGACTGTTAATATTTCTGCACCAATGGTAGATGAAACAGTTGTAGATCATATTATTCCAGCCATTGAAAAAGCAGCAAGGTTTAATTTAGCATGAGCCTAAGTTTTAACGGTTCTCAAAATGCACATGGGATTGAAGAGAATTGGCTTTTCAATATTACACACTCTGGCGGTAATTTATATTTAGCACTAGCCGATGTGACTTATAGCTCTAATTTTTATTATGGTGCTATAACCAATAATCCAAGTATTCGTGAAAGCCTTGATATTGTCAGATCAAAAGCCAACACATCAAATATCACACTAACAATAGCTGATTTTGAATACAATGGTAGTCCTATCTCTGAAGAGTTCTTTGGTGGGTCTAATCACTACATTAATAGAAGTGTATCTACCTCTATAAAAATTGGTGCTGATAATCCAGTAGTGGTTGGTACGTTTCGTATCTTAGATCTAAGTTATGACGGTGATGCCATTACAATGCAAATGGCTGCTAAAAGACCCTGGGATGGTATAGAATTACCAGTAGACAAAAGTACCACTGGTGTCTATGTGCCAGTAGTTTATGGTGACTATACAGGAACTATAGCAACTTCAGTTACCGCAAATAATAATGTATTTATGACTGATAAGGCAGTCTTTCCATCACCTAGAACAAGTAACTCTGGCAACAATCTTTACTTCTTAGCTCCTAAAAGCTACGGAAGTGGATCTGTCGTTAATTATTATGATTCAAGAGCAGATGTCTACACACACCTTGAAGAAAATAATGCAGCAACGGTTACAAGAGATGGTAAAGATGCTTTTGAGATAAAAGGAAAATTAAAAAGAACTTATAAGTTTAGACCAAAGGCTGTTTCTTCTTCAACAAACTTTTCTAATACTGGAAATTCAATAAACACCAACCAGTCTGATGGAGCTACCTCATCTACTTTTACTGCTAATGGTGGTGCGCAAACTGCTGATCTAAACTATGAGTTACCTTCAATCAGTGGTCATTTTACATCTGCTAGTTTAAGAGTAGCAGCAACAATTACAGTGGCTAATCACGCTGCTGGTGTCGAGTCGGTTTTATATCATCGCTCTTTTGGTTCTGACACAACTATTTTATCGCAAGGGTCTAATGGCACAGGAACTTTAACTGTAAGCACTAACACTAATATTTTATCAGCTATACAGTCCAATAATGATAGACTGCCTGACGACCTTAATCTTAGGTTTCAATTTAGCAGTCTTTCGTCTGGCTCTACGCAAGCAACTTGTGTGATTAATGATGTGTATCTTTACTTTACAATAGAAGAAGATTTTGGCTCTGAACCTATGGCTGCTGGTTTAGCTGAATTAAGTTTAGATACAATATACTCTGGTAATGATGGCTTAACTAATTCTTGGGATGATTCAGCTATAACTTACATTCACGATATACATCGAGATATGTTAATAAGATATGCTGGCGTTACTACTTCTACACCAGATAATTATTCTGATTTAAATACAGCTCGATCACAATCTAATAAAGAATGGTATGCACGATTTTGGCAATTAGAACCAAAGTTACTTAAAGATACCTTAGAGAAGATTCAGTTTGAAGGTGGCTTTGCTTTTCGCTTTAAAGCAGATGATAGTCCACAATATATTTATGTAAAAGATTCATATAGTAGCGCTGATTATACATTAGCAAAAGATGACCTGGCTAATATTAAAGTCAGTAATACTTCTATTGGTGATCTGGTGAGCAAGTTTGAAGTAAATTATGAAAGAAACCCAGGTAAAGGTACTTATATAAATTCTCAGACTTGTACGAATGGCACTACTAGGACTAATTATAATATTGCAGCAAAAGAAAATATTGAACAAGTCAGCTTAGACTATATTGTGCAAAATGATGCTGGTACAGTAGGCGCTACCGATCTTACTGGTGGCAGTCCGAATGATGGATTCGCTAATTATTACGGATATTTAGTATCTAATGTAAAGCTGATGATAGAAGCAGAGGTAATTAACCCAGCGCATATAGGTATTGAGGTAGGGGATATAGTCACATTTGATAATAGTGATATGTATCCAGAGAAAGCTTTTGGATCTGCCTGGACTAATAAAGCTTTTATGGTTATTTATTTATCACGCACTCCAGGTAAACTAAAAATTAAGGTAAGGGAAGTAGGCGCTATTTCTTAAAGAGGTATAATTATGGCAAAGTATTTTATTTATCCAACCGAAGGTCGTGAGACATCTGCATCTGTAGACAGTGGTTCTATTCCTGACGGTGGTGGGTCTTACACTTCTAACTCAGGTAAAGTAACCAATGATGAGCGATTGGTTGATGGGAACTTAGGTGCAGCAGCGAATTTTACTGCGCAACATGCTACAATTAGAGTAGATAAAGGAAGTGGATCAATCGATAAAATCGATAGTATCGCTTATTACTCTACCGCAGCCGATGATGGTGGATTTAGAATATATACAAATAGCGCATCTAATAATTCTTCTACTACAGAAAGAGCGACCTTTAACGCTACTACCGCTGGATGGAATGTTGATGTCGATATGACATTAGGAAATGCTGAACGATATTGGTATATGTCAGCGCACGAAGAGGCGGTAGCTACAGTAACGCAAGTAATACTTGGTACAAAACTAAATTTAACCAATGTAGAATTATCTGGAACAGAGGGTAAGATACATGGGAATAAGATACTTACCAGTCAAGGTGGTGTAGAGTATTCAAATAAAAGACATGATGGTAAGAAGTTTTGGAATTTTAATTTAAAGTTTGTTAGTTCTAGTTATAAAACAAGCTTGGAAACAATGAGAACTGCTTTATATGGCCCACATGATAAATTCTTATATTATGATGATTCTGCCTATTACTATGTGCGAATGTCTGATGATTCGCTACAGTTTAAAGAGGTAGCGTTTGGAGTCTACGACACTAATATAAAACTGATAGAGCAATTAAGTTAATCGATTCAATCCTTTAACTATAGAGTTTGATGATTTTCTCTTATCATCCATAATCCAATCAGCATAAGCATCTTCCGTATCTTTTACATTTGCATGACCTAAATGCTCTTTTACTGCATAGATATTTCCAGATTCTCTTAATAGAATTGTAGCAGAAGTATCTCTAAAGTCATGCGGTGTGAACTTAAAACCGACAGTATCACTTGCAACTACGATTCTATCGTAAACATTCTTTGAACTTATAGGAATCGGATAGATATGTGCTTCATCGTGTATAGTTTTAAAGTGATCATTAATGATTTTAATCAATCGCTGATGATGGTCTTTTAAAAAAGGAATCTCTAGGGGAGTATCAAATTCTTTCTTATGCCCTTTGTTCTTAATATAAGCGACTTCGCCTTCCATATCGATTTGATTCCAAGTAAAGTCTGGTCTACACAATTCACTAATACGACACCCAGTTAAGATATAAAGTTCGATGATAGCTTTTGTAATAGGACATATATCTTTATGCTCAAATATCATATCTAACTGATAAGGCTTTAAAGCGTTCTTTTTGCTCTTGGTAGCCTTTGGTAGCTTTATTGGTTTTGCGTTGATTGTACCCCTAATATTGCCCTCAGAAATCTGTTCCCTAGTCCAATTACCGATATGGTTTAAGCATCGCAAGTCTGATAGACCAGAGTTTTTCTTATTAGGGTTTCCGTAGCGCTTAAAATAGAAAGGATAATTAATTTTACAGAATGGAAAATCCATTCCTAAGTCATTTTCTAATTTACTCATTAATGCTTCGTAGCGCTTAATGGTTTTAACCGCATATTGCTTATAAGGTATTGCATTTACCCTAAATGCTTTAAATATAACACCGATAGTTAGCTCTGGAATTATAATATTTGTTGAGTTGATCTTACCACTTAATTTCAAGCTAATACGGTCACGCTCTTCAATTAAACTTGCATCATTATATATAGTATATGCTTTTTCCCTACCATTAATTGTTATAGATCGGTAAGGATTTTTATATAATTGTCTATATCCCTCTGGAATATACTTTATAAGATATTTATCATCATTTATTTGTGTAATTTTAGCCATCTTCACTAATCCTCATTAGTTATACGACTAAAAGTTATAACAGATATTACATTTATACAACTATTATGTTAATTGTAAATATTCTTTGCACATAAATTATATTTGTTTTAATATTTGTTACCAAATAAGGAAACATTTTACATGGGTAGACCAAAAATTGATACGCCAATAGCACCTCAAAGAAAAATAAAAGAGGTTTTAGATCGGCCGAATGTCCAAAGAAACCTATTCTGGTTAGCGAAGCAATCAAAAATAAATCATACGCTGCTTCACCAGATCGTTAATGGCAAAAGAAGGCTACAGGATTATCAGGCAAACAAAATTTTACATACATTACGAACTTTTAACATAGATGTTACTTATGATGAGGTCTTTATTTGAAAAACCTCTATTTAAGTAGACTTTAACATGATCCACATACCATGAGCCAAGTCAGAATACTATCAAGCGATAAATTAATCAAACGAGATTTCCTTTCCTACATAGGGTCGTTAGGCGCTTCCTTTCGTGCGACAACACCTAGCGACCCTTCTTTTAATCTAGCCTTCGATATTACAAGTCAATCTGAATTACATCGACAGCACCTTATTGTTGAGGTATGCCGAAAGCTGGACACATTAAACATAGAATATGAGGTGATTAGATGAGTGATTTATGGTGGTATATAAAGCATTATTTTATCGAGATAGTTCTTGTCTTGATGTTAGTAGCGGTTTTAATAAACAATAGGAGTCTATTATGGCAGTAAATAAAAGCACAGGCAACATGAAAAGTCCTGTGAGGATGGATAAAATCATTGTAAAGAATCTTACAGTAAAATGGTCACATTTACTTAAACCAGATCTAGAATATAACTCTGGTCATAGTGTTACCGTAGAAGTCAATAAAGAGTTGGCTAAACTACAAAAAGAGTTAATTGCACAAACTGGTGTTAAAAAGATCAATGGCTTAAAAGAAGATGAAGGTGTCAAGCTTGCCAGTTTTAAAAACAAGATACATAGCACAGAAGGTATTGAGCGTTTTCCAAAGATATATGATGGCGATGGTCAAGTGACTAGCGATTGCCCTTTTGGTGGTGACAAGATAAATGTAGTGATCAAACCAAAGGTGTGGGATATGAATGGTAAGCAATCTATCAGTTGCTACCTGGAACAAGTTCAATGGGTAGAGAAGAATAGCGGTGAGTCTGTTACCTTTGAAAGAGTGGTAGATAAAGCAGATGATGTCAGCTTTGAAAATGACGACAAGCTACCCTTTTAATGAACAGTAAAGCAAAAGGCACAGGCTACGAGAATGAGCTAGTAAAAAAGCTTGAAGAATCTGGCTTTGAAAAGGTCAAAAGAGCGTGGGGGTCGGATGGTAGGTCGATGGGAGAAGCGCCAGATGTTGACATTCTAGCAGATGGAATCAAGATACAAGCCAAGCGTAGAAGGTCTATACCTAAATGGTTAAATCTCGGTAATTGTGATGTGGTGATGTATAGAGAAGATAGAGGTATTACATTTGTTTCTATGACGTTTGACGATTGGGTAAGGTGTTTGAAAAGTGTCCTCTGATAGAGGGCAGACAATGTGCTTTTGCTGGTTATGATAAACAGGAAAAACTTAGATGTGGATTTGCAAAACATCCAAATTTTGTTTCATTGATTACGGTATGTCCTTTGAAACAAAAAAAGGCGAGACGGAAAAGACGATAATACTTGGTTGGCGCTGGGTAGTTGATCTACTCGCCTATATTTACGATGCGCTGTGTGATGGTTTACTTTCTCTATTAAACCGCCACTCATCCTCAGAACCGTTACATAGCGCAGAGGTTTGTGAGCATAATATATCTGATATAGTCCAGGGTGAAACTTATTATGGGGCAGAGGAGCATCAATATAATACCTACTGGTACTGCGAGGAATGTGGTGAAGAAATGATTAGTGAACCATACGAGGAGTAACTTATGCAAAGATGCCAATTCTGCACACAAATGGCAAGCAATACATTACATGGTATTCATATCTGTAATAAACATTATACAAACCCAGTGATCGAAGGTCTTATCTGTGATTTTTATAAGAAAGAACATCAGATCATGGGAAGGAATTACAATATAATGAAGCGAAAGTCTAATATGGCTTATACAAGACCCTGGAAGAATTTAATAGAATACTATCGTGCGAAGTGGGGATGGTTTAAATGAAATGGTATTTTATATACCTGTATCGATACTTCAAGGATGACAGAAGTGAAAAAGAAGCAGAAAATGTTGATTGGCTATTGAGAGTTAGTGATAATAAACGATTATTAAGATTATGGAGATGGTTACATGGCAGATGATATTATAAAAAAGATTGAAAAAGAATATCCTTTAATGACTAAAAGATTTAAAGAGATACAACGAGAGCAGTACGAGTTATTCTGTCATAAGCAGCATGATTATGGTTCACAGAATATATCGGTTGGTACAAGATTAGAAACGGAAGAGGAAGTACAGCTATCTCTTTATGGTCTATGGTTTAGAATGCACGATAAGATACAAAGAGCAAAGAATTTAATTATGCGTAAAGCAAGTGCGGTAGATGGTGAGCCACTAGAGGATTCATTTCTTGATCTATCTAATTATGGAATAATGAGCGTGTTGGTGAGCTTGAAGATCTGGGGTAAATAATGTGGAAACCCTTTAGAGTCTCTTTACACAAGCCATTTGTAGGACTATATGCTTTATACGATGAAAAAGGTCTTATATATATAGGGCATTCTACGGATGTACCCAGAAGAGTTTGTCGCCATGATAAAAAACACAAGACTGCTAAGTATCGTAAGATGAATAGTTTAACGGAAGCAAGAAACTTAGAAGAAAGATTAATCAGAAGATTAAAGCCATCGCTAAACAAAGATTTTACAAGAGCGGAAATAGAGACTAAGACATTTTCATGTGCCTTAGAGTTGGATGTGTGGAAAGCAATAAAGATCAAACATGCGGTAAAAGATGTGCCTGTGTCTGATATAGTTAATGAAGCATTACGAGAACAACTTGAAAGGTGGGTCGAAATTGGTAACGAAGCAGGGTAGTTATTACCAGGTGGTAGAGGTTTATAAGAATTTAATTAGAAAAAGAACACAAGAAGGAAAGGATAGCACAGCGTTGAAGAAACGACTGCTTGCTATAATGGTGAAAAATGGCAAAGACGAAAGCGCATACAGCTTATAAGCTAAAAGACGGAACAAGGGTTAAAGGTGTTACAACCATTCTTAATAACCTGGGTTGGAATAAGAACATATTGGTCGCCTGGGCCAGAAGGACTGCATTGGCTGGTGATGACCCAGATGCGGTATTGAAGGAAGCTGGTGCGATCGGTACATTGGCTCACTATCTATGTGAGTGTGATATAAAAGGCGAGAAAGCTGATATGACTGATTATTCAGCAGAGCAGATAGAGAAAGCCGAGAATGCTTTTTTAGGATACCTAGAGTGGAAGAAGATGACTAAGCCTAAGTACGAAGCGATTGAATTAAAGATGGTATCAGAAAAATATAAGGTAGGTGGTACTGCTGATTTTATTGCAAGGATCAATGGGTCTTTGGTGCTGGGTGATTTTAAAACGAGCAAGGGTATTTACCCAGAAATGACCTGTCAATTGGCAGCTTATCGAAAAATGTATTTAGAGATTCAGCCAAAGGCGAAGATAGAATCAGCGATGATTTTAAAGCTAGATAAGAATAGCGGAAATTTCTCGCATCATTTTGTGGGGAAGTCTCAGTTGGACTGGGGATGGAATGTGTTTAAAGCTTGCATGGAATTAGAGAAGTTGCACAAGGAGATATGATGAATTGCTGGTTTTGTCAGGGTGAAATGATCTGGGGCGCAGACTTTAGTTACGAGGATTATTGTCTTGAAGGTGATGGTATCGTTGCAACGTTTACATGCAGTGAGTGCGAAGCTTTCGCAGAATTTTATACAAAACCAGAGGAAGAAGATGAAAACTGATAATGGCTATGTGTATTTTATAGCTGAAGCACTTCCGTATCATGGAAGAATGGATGTACCTGGTCAATATCGTACAAAAAATGGTCAGTTTCGTGTAGAATATATTAAGATTGGATGGACAACAAAAGAACCTAAAGAAAGGTTGTCTGGACTTCAGACAGCAAATCCAAGAGAGCTTTTTGTTCTGGGAAGTATTTTTACTAGTAGTGAGGCTGAGAAAATGATACATAGCACACTTGCTAATGGTAGGGTAAGGGGTGAATGGTTTGATTTCAAAACTATTGGTGGATGCCTTGCGATGTGGATGCCAATTTTTGATTATTATGACTTTGATCGTAATGTGTTAAATTTGTCAAGATATCAACTTAAAGTTAGGGCGAAACAAGAAAAAACATATTTTGAAATACCTGACTCATTTAATGAAATTATACAGTATTTCCCAAACTATATACACAATGAATCTTTTACTAGCGGTCTTTTAAAACCAACGACTGCAAACAAAATGCACTTTGATATAATTAACAATATAATTAACGAGGGCGATTTGTATTATAAGATTCAAGATGGCGCTGGCTGGGATCAAGTAACAAAGATTTCTGAATCTACACTTTCAATGTTTTTTAAGCTAATAGAAAAATTTAACCTTAAAGAGGTTATGAAGATTTTATCAGATAGAAATAAGAGTTATTTGTCTATTGGGTCACAAAAAGATTCGTCTTTATATGAACAGTTTGGACACATATTTAAGGATGGTCAGTTTTCTAAGGAGATACAATGATTGATATAATAGTAAAAGTAGCTGGTTCGGTTTTTTGTTTAGGTGTGGGTGTAGCATTATTGGCTTTTGGTCTAATAATGTTAAGCGCATTCTTTGTAGAGATATATGGTAGAGTATTTCGTGCCAAATAAAGCTGCAAAAGTTCGTAAGAGACAGAAGATGTTAAAGCGAAAAGCGATCGCTGAATATAAAGCTAAGAAACGTAGGGAAAGAAAAGATGCCAGAAAAGAAAGTTAAAGATTACTGGGATGAGGATTGGCGAGACTGGAAGAATGGCTGGCCTTATACTGGTGATATAAATAATAAGAAGTATTTAGCTGATAGAGATAAGCTGTTTAAAGAAGGCGGTAATGGCTGGTGGTATTTTGCTGGGTATCAAATACGAGCCAAGAAGAAATGACCGATCTTTTCTTAAAGCATGTAGAAAGAATTAAGGAAACCAGCTCTGGTCAGTTCTTAGGATTGTGTCCATTCCACGATGATCGGAAGCCAAGCTTTAGTTTTAACGAAGAAGGTGCTTTTTACTGTCATGCGTGTGAAATTAAGGGAAATGCAGTAAAATTTGCAGAGTTGGTCGGAGAAAGTACCTCTAATTTGCCTAAGACGGTCGTTTCTAAGAAGAAGGTTAAGTCATGGTCGATGCCAGATGTTCTCGATGAGAGCAAACAGGAGATGGTCTTTAGTGCAAATGATGCTTTATTAAAGAATTTTGAGCGATTTACAGAAGGATTACCCTGGAATCGTGAGATTGTTAAGAAATTGTTTGTTGGTTGGGATAATGGATTCGTTTTTCCTTACTTGAATGGCGATGGCCAGCTTGTGAATATAAAATGGCATAAGAAGAAGCAAGTTAAGGGTCACGCAGCTACGTTTGTTTTTCCATTTTGGCACATGATGGTAAAATATGACCCAAGTAGGACATTATATGTGGTGGAAGGTGAAAAAGATTGTATTTCAATGATCAGCAGTGGTAAACAAGCGATCACATTTAATAATGGTGCGAATACAAACGTGCCAAAAGAGTTGGTGGCTATTATAAAAGGTAAATTTAATGATATTGCAGTGATATTTGACCAAGATGAAGCTGGTCGTAAGGCTACAGAGAAAATAATGAGGATTTTTAATGCGTAAAGCGGATATAAAGCTAGAAGAAGGTATGGATGTAACGGATTTCTTAGCTAATGGTAAAATGGTAAAGGATGAGAAGAAGGTAGAAGTAAATGTGATCAGTGGCTTGGATATTTGGGATACAGATTACCATCCGATCGAATGGGCCATAGCAGATATGATTCCGATGCGTAAGAAAACGGTAGCGGTCGGTGATTTTGAGGCTGGGAAAAGCTATTTATACTTAGGTGCTGCTTTATCGTTAGCCTCTGGTAAATCTGACTACTTAGGTTTTGAGATTCCAAGACAACGTAAGGTTTTATATGTTGATCTGGAGAATGGGCAAGATGAAACGCTTAAACGAATACAAGATCTAACAGTTGGTCACAATATAGATAAAGAGAATTGTAAGGATACGCTTCGGTTGGTGACCAAACCAGGTGATTTTTCTGATGTATTTACAATGATCGTTGGTCAAACGGAATCGTTTAAGCCAGATGTAATTATTATAGATAATCTTTATCAGCTTTCTGGTGCGAGTAATATAGCCGATGCAGATAAGATAAAGCCATTGTTGGCTAAAGTGGAGAATCTTCGGTCAAATAGTGAAGCTGCAATCGTATTGATCCATCATTTTAATAAGAATACCCAGGAGCAAGGGATCACGGAAGAGCGCATGGCTGGTTCGAGTACAATTAATTGGTGGTACGAGTATTGTGTAATGCTATGCAAAACCAATCAACCCTTTAGTATGTATGCGGTGGGTAAGAGTCGCATGGGTGCGAAGAATCCTGGTATTTACGGTATAGAGATTAATGATAAGGTTGGTGGGGGCGTAGCGGTGGAGCGTGGTGGCTTGATCTCTAGTGAGCATGTGAAGGGATTGGTGATTCCAGAGCGCAGAAAGACCAAGTGGGAAACTAACCTTGATCGGATGGCTGATAATTTTACTGCGAATGAGTGGTTGAATGTCTGCGGTGATCAAGATGGGGAGTCTGTTACAGATATGACAGCTTACCGATGGCTGAAGGAAATAATTTCTATAGGGATGGTAAAGAAGCTAAGTCATGGTAAATATGTCAAAACAGAGCTTGAATTTTACAAAAATGATAGTTGGGAGTGAGAGGGTTAGTTATGTTAGTTTTGTTAGTTTGAAGGGTAATACTAACAATACTAACAATAATAACATGGGTACACTCCTAGAATTATACCCTTTTGTAATAAATATAATAACATTTACTCTATAATATAAAAATAAATCTAACATTACTAACATCACCCTTACCCTGTAATATAAATATAAAAATAACCATTTGTAAAATAATATAAGCAGCCTATGGACAGAGATATAAAAGATTATAATGACCTTTTCAGTCAAATTATAAAAGAAACAGATCTTAAAGACAAAGACCCTTTAGGGCATAATATACAAGAGACTTTAACCGATGGCTTTAATCATAATCAATGTCCCCATGGTAGGCCTGAGTTGGACCACTATTGCATTTTAGCATATAAAGATGAGCATGAGGATTTACTTTGTATGGCTATGTACGATTGGTCAAAGCATATCCAGGTCGAAGGTTTACGCTCTTGTTTCTTAACAATGAAGTATGATATGAAATTAGCCGAGGCTAATCGTAGGCGCAAAGGGAACTTTAAAGGCGCTAAGTATGATAAGGTTAATAGGGATTAATTATTAATTATATCAATTACCTCATGGTAATTATCTACTATTTCCATATCAATCTTTTGAGCGTATTTTCTCCAATTCTTTTTTAAATCTCTAGTTAAGCAACCCTTTTTTTGTTTAACATAGTTTGGATTTGCACACCACTCCCAACCTTCAAAGTAAAATATTTGCAACCAAGCATCATGTTCTTTATGAAAATACTCAACATCATCTAAGGTTTTAACCCAAAAACTGCATGTTTTCCAGGTAGGGTCACCACTCCATTCGTGTTTTATAGTTTTGTTTTTTAAATCATAATCTAATTTTTTCATATACTTACTTTGACTTTCCAAAGAATTGGAAAGATCTTCAAGGCTGCTAAAGTCAAACGCAAAGTGCCATTTGCTTATGATTTCAATTTCAAGATTATAATCTCCGTTTTCATGTAGTTCAAAATCATTCATTCTATTACCCTTTCTAGTTAATTATAAAAATACCCTTAGTGAAATAATATAAAAATCACTTTACCTCTTTTTCTATTTTTTCATTCCACCATTTTGGTATACAATCATCACAATAAATCTTATTATCCCAATCTTGACCATATAGAAAAGGTGAATCATCATCATTAAACGAACCATCTTTTTTACACTCATCACATTTTAATCTATCTTCCATCACGCCACCTCACTTTCTTTAATATCATTAATAATTGCTTTAAACTCCTCAAGATCTCCTACCATTACAGTTGAATCGGTGCTAGTTAACCTTCTATGTTTTAAAACCTTATAGAAATTTTCCAATCTTTCTATTGGTGTGTCATTTTCAAAATCATCTTTATCCATATATAAAGATTCGTAAAAATGATATTCCATCATTCCACCTCACTTTTATCTAAATCCATTACTTCATCAACATAATGGTCAATAGCATCATATAGATTTCTTACCTCACCTTTTGATTCATCATAGTTTTTATGATAGTACCATAGTAAGAAATTGTCTATTTCAGTAGTAACTTCTTTAACTTTATCTTCCATCATTCCACCTCGCTTTCTTTTAATTCTATCAGTTGATCAACTAATGAGTAATATGCCACCTTCAAATCATCATCAGCTTCAACCATGTTGAAATACTCAAGGATTATTAATTCCTTTATCCTACCTAAGAAACCTCTGACGTTAGAAAGCTTCTCTGTTTTTATTGCTTTTTGTTTATCCATCACTCCACCTCACTTTCTTTTATTAACTCAACTTGCTCGTTATCATATAAAGTCCAATCCACCTGGTCTTTGTGTTCACTACCTTCATCCCAGGCGCTTATACCTTTCATCGCAGCCGAGTTCTCGATATAATAGCACCTACCCTTTATAGTGATATATAAAGAACAATCACTCCGAATATCTACTTTAATACCCTTATGTTTTATTAATTTCAAAACAACTCCTCTTTCTCGAACCATTTTTTAGATTCTTTGTCATTCTCAAAATATAGAAAACCATCTAGAAGATTTTCAAAGTTCGAGACCCATCCTAATTCAAAGGCATTATCTACTAACCACTCATCTGATGTGTCTTTAAACTCTTCTTTAGGTAAAAAATCATCCTCTCTTAACTTCTCAACTAAGTCATCTTCAGTTCTAAAGAATAACATCATTCCACCTCACTTTCTTTATTTAACTGTTTTAAATCAGCGCCTTTTAATAATTCACATAAGTAATTATTATTACCATCGTCACTATACGCCCCCTCCATGTTTATCTGTATTGAAGCGCCATTTAAACATGCTGGAACTTCCTCATCTAATCTTCCATCAATAATAAGACCTTTCCCATCTTTTATTGGAACAGTTCCGACAAATATGTCAATCCTATCTCTAAAAATCCAAATTAATTGCTCAAGATTTTCTAAAGTTAGTTTATTTGCTAAATCAGCAGTTTCTATGCTTGTCATTTCCTACCCTTTCGTTTATTAAAAAAATCTTTTGACCCTGGCCATTTAGATATAAAAGACCCTGGCATTACTCACTTTCTTTCGCTGATTCAAAATGTCTTTCCCTAGTCCATTGTACTATATAATGCTTACCTGTTTCCTTATCATACCAACCTTCTTCTCCGCAGTCACCCCAATCTTCATAGTGACCGCTGTATTCAAGCTTGGGTTCTTTATCAGTTAAATCCACGCATTGTTTATTTACTTTACTCATTTTCCTACCCTTTCGTTATTAATATAAAAATCTTTTGACCCTGTCAGTAAAAATATAAAAGACCCTGGCCACTTAAATATAAAAGACCCTGGCCACTTAAATATAAAAGACCCTGGCCACTT